TGTGCACAATTTACACACGTTCATAGAGGAAACCCACCTTTATCAAACGATAAATATATAATAACAGGATGGATAGAATACGGATATTAATATGATAACAGAACCACGATGGAAATCTTACATAGTTGAAACTAGAAAACCAATTTTTACACCTCAACAATGTCAAGATATAATTAAAGCAGGAAGATCTGAACCTAAACAGGATGCACACGTTGGAAACAAAGAAGGCATCAGAGGTGGTGTGGTAGATACTAAAACTAGAACTTCACATATCAGTTGGATACCTTTTAAAAAAATGCAACCTATGTATAAAAAAATAGAACAGGTTATGAAAGCAACTAATGGTAATCATTTTGGTTTTGATGGAATGCAAATTACAGAGATGGCACAATACACAGAATATCCAGAAGGAGGATTCTATGAATGGCATGTAGATAATGATGTAAACTGTGCACACGAACCACCTGTAAGAAAAATATCTATGACATGTTTATTATCTCCTGAGTCAGAGTTTGAAGGTGGAGATTTAGAATTAATGGCTGAAGGTAAAGTTGCAAAGATTAAACAAGGTCATGCTATATTCTTTGCATCGTTCATAAGACACAGAGTAAAACCAGTAATACGTGGTAGAAGACAATCACTTGTTATGTGGTTTGGAGGGACACCATTTAAATGATTAAAGCTGCATACTTTCCAACTATTATATACGCTAAAGATGTAAATCTAGACAACAGACTTTTTGAAAGAGAACTTCTTGCTTGGGCTGATAGAGATAAAGGTGTACAGAGAACTAATATGAAAGGTTGGCATAGTCAAACTAATATGCATGAGATACCAGTATTTAAACCTTTAGTAGATGAACTATTTAAAATGACAAATGAAATATTTCAAGAAGAATGGTTGGATAGAGAACCATTTATGGGAAACATGTGGGCAAACATAAATCCACCCGGTGCGTTGAACAGACCGCATCTACACCCTAACAGTCATTTTAGTGGTGTCTATTATATTAAAGCACCTAAAAATTCTGGACAAATAGTATTTAATGAACCAAGATCTGGAGCACACATGGTTATGCCTTCAAGGAAAGAAGGTGAACCACCATCACATTTATGGAGAGAAGTTCGTGTAGATCCATTAGAAGGTAGAATAGTAATGTTTCCCTCATGGTTATGGCATTGTGTTGAACCTAACGAAAGTAATGATATAAGAATATCTGTGTCATTTAATTTTTTACAGAAAGGATTTAATGTTTAAATATCAAGTCATAAAGAAAGCTTTGTCCCATGAACTAGCTAATTTTATATTTAATTATTTTTTACTTAAAAGAGATGCTGTAGAGTTTATGTATACACATAACATACACTCACAGTCCCCAATCCTTGGAACATGGACCGATACACAAATACCCAACACTTATTCTTGCTATGGTGATTTTGTAATGGAAACTTTATTAATGAAAATGTTACCTGTAATGAAGAAAGAAACAGGATTAGATTTGATACCAACTTACTCTTATTCTAGAGCTTATAAAAGAGGAGATAAATTAAGAAGACATAAAGATAGACCTAGCTGTGAAATATCTACCACCTTAAATCTAGGTGGTGACCCTTGGCCTATATTTATTGATGGTACAGGAACCAAATCAGTCATAGATGAGTATAAAGAAATACATAAACCCAACGCTCCAAAAGGCACAAAAGTCGTGCTTGATGTAGGTGATATGTTGGTATATAGTGGTTGCGAACTTGAACATTGGCGAGAGCCTTTCGAAGGAAACATTTGTGGCCAAGTATTCTTACATTATAACCATGTAAATGGCCCATTTGCTAGTAAAAACAAATTTGATGGCAGACCAAAACTAGGTCTACCAGCATTTGTAAAATAGTATTATAATGGAGCCATATGCTACAAAAAATAGGATTTCAACCAGGTATCAATAAACAAATTACACCAACAGGTGCAGAAGGTCAATGGATTGACTGCGATAATGTTAGGTTTAGATATGGTACACCTGAAAAAATAGGTGGTTGGAAACAATTAGGTGAAAGTAATTTGACTGGTGCAGGACGTGGTCTTCATCATTATGTAAATAGCCTAGGCAGAAAATATGCAATCATAGGAACTAACAGAATTTTATATGCATATTCGGGTGGTGTGTTTTATGACATACATCCTATTAAATCTACAAACACGTTAACAAGTGCATTTACCACGACTAATGGATCAACTGAAGTTACAATAACATTTAGTGGTGCTCATGGTATTAGTGAGTCTGACATTGTATTGTTAGATAATTTTTCTACAATTACAGGTTCTAACTTTGGCTCATCTGATTTTGACAACAAAAAATTCATGGTAACGACTGTACCAACATCTACAACAATTACTATTACTATGCCATCAAACGAATCTGGTTCTGGTGCAACAACATCAGGTGGTATTAGAGTTCAACATTATTATACTGTAGGTCCAGCTGTACAAGCAAAAGGTTTTGGTTGGTCTTTAGGA